CATAAAGTCCTCTTTGACAAACATGGCATCACCACGTTTCTCAAGGCTACCCATACCACGAGTTGATACGCCTAGTTGTACGCCGCCTTCAAGCAAACCTTTTACGATTTGACCCATAGGGGTGTCCAATATGCGTGCTTTGCCCATCACATTATTGTTCTCAAACTTGAGGTCAGTAATAAGATGGGAAACTTTATCCAAGTTAACAGTAGGCCCGTCAGGGTGATTAAGTTCACCGACAGCTCTCTTTGTGTCAACTTGTTCTTTGGAGTATTTTTTTACCGCAGCTTCCATAATAGCTTTTGGGTAAATACGTCCATTTCTATTCTTTTGTTCAGCTTGTGCAAATACACCTTCGATGGTATAATTCTTAGTACCATCTTCCTTGGCTTCTACCAAGCATTCAATATTTTGTTCTGTGTATTCAGCAATAAGCTTCATTATTCTATTTCCTTAACAAACTGCATAAGCATTTTTTGCGCATGCCGTTTCGTATCATACGTATCTAATTTTTCACCGTCTACATATGCTTCAAACTTGTCATACTTTTGAATTATTTCAAGTTTGTAGCCCATATATTTTCTTTGAAAAACTGTACGTTCTTTTTTGACAGCTTCCCTAATCGTCCTCAGAGTCTTCATCGGCGTGTTCTGTATCGTCTTCGTCGTCAACATCTAAGTCATCCTCTTCAGACTCTACGTCGTCATCATCTTCTAAGTCTAATTCAAGCTGTTCTTCATCAGTGTCCTCTGCTTCCAAACCATTATAAATTTGACCAGATACTCTGATCCTCTCTTGATCCAATGCGTCGTTCATTTTAGCTGCCATAATATCTGCAAAAGTACCATTTGCCTTTGCTAAATCTTGATCAGTAGCTTGTTGAATCAATTGTTCAATATTTTCCATAATATCTCCGTTTAACAATTATTTATAATAAAACTATTCTTCATCTTGCACCGGAGCATCATTTTGTTCCGGTTCTTCTTCGTCTGACTGCTTTTCAACTTGTTTAATGTCATCGTCATTAAACTGTAAAACATTCTTCATAACCCACTCTTTTGAGAAATAGTCTCCGACATACTGGCTAACTTGATCCAGTGTCTGTAAACGCTCTCTAAGTAGTTCGGCATCTTTTAGTTCAGTGAAATGATTATCACGTGTGAAATCAATAATAATATCGTTTTTCCACTCATTCCAATCATCCTCGGTAATTAAGCCTTTCATGATCAATTGTTTTTTTAGAATCTCTAGAAATAACATTGAAAAGCGTTTACGAAGTCTATCAATAAACTTTTGGAATTTAAGTTCGTCGCGATTAATTTCTGTAGATCTGCCTAAACTAAATTGCTGTTCTTGTTCTAAGCGATTAATCGGAACATTGAGAGACCTATAAAGACGCTTTTGAAAATAGATAATATCGTCGATTTGACCGAGATTTTCTCCTCCTGGTAAAGTAGAGATCTCAGTTCCTCTACCTCCTTCACGCCGAGGTAACCAAAAGTCTTCGAGCATTGACATATGTTTTCTGTCATCTCTAATCTGTCCTGTGTCTGCGTCATATACAAGTTTATTACGATAACGAGACATGATGTCTTTCATATATTGCTCAGATTTACCGCGAGGTAGGTTACCGACGTCAATATAGAAAATACGCCTCTCAGGCGCTCGTGCAAGCCGATAGATGACTAGTGAGTCTTCCATCATTCGAAGTTGATTGATTGGCTTCACCGCTTTATGTAAATGCGATACAACCTTCTTACGACTAGCATCTAGTAAGCCTGATGTAACATAACTAACAGAATCGTTTGAAAGTTTTATACCAGAAGTCTGTGATCCAGGTTTTTCTTGATAAATGTAATATTCGTCAATTGACTCAACTAAATTTGCTCCAGTTATCGGATCTTTCTTTTTCTTTATTTGTTTTACTTTACGAATCTTTGCAGAATCAATAGGTCTAATTTCCTGAATGCCTGCCTTAATATTAGATTCATTTACAACAAGATGATGATATAAACGGCCGTCAACATACCAACGTTTAAACATATCATGGCCGTTGTTAGTAAAGTCCAACATTGAAATAACATTGTCAAACTCTTCCGTAATTCCTTTTTTAATCTGATCGGATACTTCAACTTTATCAAGAACAATAGAGACTGGTTGTTCTTGTTCTTGAGCTGATACAGATTCGTTAATAATATCTTCAATCGCAGCATCAACTTCAGGATGAGTTGAAATGCCACGGTATTTCATAATTAACTGATGATTATCCTTAGAATCATCTCCATCAATATTAACATATTGACCGTAATGTGAACCAGAAGCAGTTACGTATCCAGCACCATCGTCATCTTGACGAGGTACAATAGACTGTAACTTCTTGTCTTCTTGTTTCTGATTGGCTCTACGAATTTCAAAGCCAAAGATTTTTAATGCGTTATTATCGGCCATTTTTCACCTAAAGAGTTAGGGAGGGACGTAGTTGCCCCTCCCAAATAATATTAAGAAGTTGTATTGGATGTCCAATATTGATACGTAAACTCAACAGTAAATTCTTCAATCTGATCATTTGCATCGTATGCAAGCTCGATTGGAGAAACGCCTGTTGGGAATGACGCAATAAAGTTATATGTCTTAAGAATGTTCTCATCTTTATCAAGTTGATCTACTTTGAGATCCGCCTGATAATCTGTAGGATTCACAAGACCAGTATTTAATGTGTGAGCATTAATACCATTCATCCAACGTTCCATTGAATCACGAATAGTGAAATTAGTATCGTTAATAATTGTCACTGTCCATGGTTCAAAAACACGATCGCCAGCCATTTGTAACTGTCTGCCTCTGAAAGGAACAGTCATTGCTGGAATCGTAGAACCAGGCAACTGAGCCGATCTACACATGAATGATGTTAATTCAACATCACCTCCAGCATAAGCTGGAAAATTCAAAGTTGCCTTGAATAGGTTGGGGCGAGCACCGCCACCAGCCAGTTTTGCTTTAAAATCGTCTACACCTAAAATAGCCATTTGTTATCTCCTTATACGCCTGAGATTTCACTGAAATCGACGCCAGTACGAACGGCAACAAAGTTAAGAGTAACAAAGTTGATTGAACGTGCAGGTTTGACTAAGATCGTAGCGACAAACTCATTTCTATCTATAACAGCACCAGTGTTGTTTGTTTCGTCACAAATAACACGGAAGTCTGTAATACCACGACGACCTTTAATGTCCCTCAAGAACGGCTCTACAACACCAACAAATTCTGCTCTTGTAAATTCATCATTGAATTCGAACATAACGTTACGCGCTGCAATTGAAATTGCTCTTTCGATTGTCAAGAACAAACGACGTACGTTAATACGATCGAATGCTGAAGGTCTTGCCAGTTTTGTCTTATCACCGAACAACAACAAACCTTGTCCAGGAATATTAGAAATTGGGTTAACACCATTTCTATATAGCACATCTCTCTGAGATTTATTTGGAGAGTATGCAAGTCCTGTTACTCCAAGATACTGACCACGACGTGGACCAGCTGGTGAGAACCATGTTGCCGCAGTTACATCAGTAGCTGCCATGATACCGGCTGTTGAGGAGTTAGCTGGGATAAAAATAAACTCATCGTTATATTTATCATACACTTTAAGGTAATTGTTATCAACTACTAGGTAAGAGGATGATGTGAATGTTGCAGCAGTTGCAACCGCATTTGTATTTGCGGCAGTCGCAGTAGCTCCGACAATATCAGTTCTTGCAGGTGATGCAACAACCACACAGTCTTTACGCTGACCTTGAGCAATACTTACCATATCGTTAACGATTGTAGTTGTATCTGTACGACTTGACATTTGAGGAGCAATCATAAGATCCACTTGGATATTATCTTTGTCTTCAAATTGGTCAAAACCAGTAATGTAATCACCAACATCCATGTTAGTAGATTCATCACCTTGAGTCAGATCGTAGTTTTTAGCATTTAGAACTGAAGCAGAAAGTTGGAAGTCAACACCAGAATCAGCATCGTCACCAGCATTTGCAACATTATAGTCGGAATCAAAACCGGCCATCCAAATGTATTCTGATTTTCTATTAATAACGTCTCTTACAAAGTTTGTAGAACCGTCAGATGTTTTAGCGTTAGCGGCCAAAGATACAAATGGATATGTTTCTAGAACTGTACCTTTTGTTCCTGTAAATTTACCGCCAGTATCAACGATAGCTACGTGAACTTCGTCGTTATCTGCGTTTAAACCTTCAGCAAAACCGGATGTTCCTGGAGCTGCGTCAAAGTTATCTTTATATGTCCAACCATCGAACGCTGAGTCAGCGCCTTGTTGTGGGCATAGAGATACTCTCAAGCTGTTGCCGAGTTCGCCTGGCCATTTAGCAATGAAAGTATGTTGATCCGAATCAAAGCCTGACAACGCGTTATCAAAACCGTCGTTATCTTTGATGCGAACATTTAAACCTGCTGATGCTTCGTTTGTGTTGTATGCGTTAAAGCCATCGCTATCGCCAAGAACACGAACAACCTGTAAAGCATTAGTATACTTAAGAAAGTAAGCTGCTGAATGATAGTCAACAGCATTTGCAGATGTAGGCGCTCCAAAGGTAGCAGACAACTCAGCTTCATTAGAAATAAGAGTTGGCTGTTCCACTGGGCCCCATCTGAAGTTACCGACAAATGCACCGGTCGAAGAGGAAACTGCTGGTACAACACCAGACGCGTCGACCTCTCTTACGGTAATTGCCGGAGATTCTGAAAATGCCATGATTTTTTCCTCTCGAAAAATTAAATTATATGCGGGTCCATAATACGAATATTCAATTACTAGTATTTATAACTTTTAAATATCTGGCGAATACTCGATAGCCCACGGCATACCTTCTTCTTCTTTAGGGTTATAGTCTGATAAACCATCATCTATAAACCCGAAAGGTGGTAAGTCGTCTTCAATTTCTCTCATTTTTTGTTTAAACATCATTTCTTTCAAATTGATATCAGTCATATCAGAAAAATATTGAGTAGATACAAAATATCCAAACATAACAAAATTCATGACTAAGTCATCGTGATTGCCAGTTGAAGCTTCATATGATTGACCTTTAGCAACAAAGGTAGAAATTTCTATAATTGTGTCATCGTCTACAATGTCTAGTTTTTTGTTTTCTAATACATCTTTAAATGCTGAACATCCTAATCGTTTTACTTTACGTGTCATCTCAACTCCTAAAGCATTTGCTTTAATAGCAGATTCTACATGCATATTTTCGTATTCTAAATCATGATAAAGACCATTTGTCACAAGCGAACCTTGATCATTTGATTCAATTACAACATATGCTTTATTATAGGAATTAGCCCACTTATATATAATGTTAGGGAAGAGTAATGGAGAGATAATGTTATTGCGATATACGGCAACCTGTTTAAAAGGTCTACAGCTTATGTCGATTAAATTAAAAGTAGAATAGTCCTGTCCTCTTCCCTTCGACACATCTACAAGCATAATATATTCATGATCCTTTTCGGTTTCAGTATATATCTTTAAGTCGCCTCCTTCAAGGAACCTAATAGGGTTACTTGCTCTTAAATTCAATAACGTTTCGGCGTTAATTAATGTATCCCCGGTGCCAAAAAATGTATTTCCAAACTCTTGGTCAAATTGTAGTCGAGACGTATTTGCTATTGTCTGGGTTTTCCACGCTTCATCACGTCCAGGAACGTCCCACCAATCAACACGAAAAGGCTTAAATTCGTTAACTCCTTGGGATGCACCTTCCCATATTTTATGAAACACATTACCAATACCATTTGCAGTAGAAGTAATAATAATTTTAGTATCTTTACCAGATGAAAC